TTCTGGCTCCTTTGTTGTTATGTATTAAAAAGTTAGTTTGCGAACTAACCCCATCGTTACCAATTGTTGCTATTTTGTGACTGCTTACCTCCTCCATCATACTTGTTGCCATCCATCTTCCCAAGGAAGACATCAGCATCGCATCCGATATGGGACAACGCTTTGGTTAGGCCGTCAGTGACAGCCATCTTAGGTGCATCCTCAGACATACGTCCTTTAGCTGCATCGAAGAACTTACGGCACCCAGTGAAGGAGCCGAATGAATTTTCAGGCAGGGTGTGCCAGACCGTGACATGCGCCATCACTGCTGTGTCACCGTTGCTCATGTGGGTAACTTCAGTTGTGCTGTTCCAGCCCCAGCCCACACCGACAGGCCCGAACTGTTCAGTCATCTTCATGACCTGATACTGTGGATCAATAGCCGTAAAGCTACGTGCGCCAAAGCTAATCTTCTTCAGATACTTTGGGTCGGAAGGTGCGAGGTTATTCCAGATGTCCATGTTGCTCATGATGTTCTCCGTTTGAAGCAATGGGGTTAGTACGCGAACTAACTTTTTTATTTTCGTGCTGTAATGCGCAGTGATCCACGCTTGTCGCGCTTGATTGTTAGTGTATCGCAGTAGACTTCACGTTCATTGCCAGCCACCATTGCCTTGAGGTCTTTCTTTGCACCCTCGAATGTCTTGGCTGCTGACTGATGCTCTAGGTATGTGTGCGCTGCGTCGATGAATTGGTTGTCCCTCGATGCGTCCCGCTTGACCATGTTGTCCACCTCGATCTTGTCGATGATGATCGATGGCACCTCAACACCAACAGGTTCTTCATCCCGAACAACGTAACCCCAGAAGTCTGACACCACCGTCCACATTGAATTGAAATACTCTTCGTTGCGTCGGACATAAGCTGACTCCCACTTGTTGTTGCCAAAGATTACTGACAGCCAGATTCCATCAGCGCCAGCAAGATGTGCATAGGTTTGAATCTGCGGCATGTAATACTCAATCACATTGTCCATGTTGTTCATTGAGTTGGTGTGCTTGGCCTCGATGATTGCGTGATCCCACATACCATCGATCGTACCTTTTACTGGCACGCCGCCAATGTTCTTCTCGTATTCGTACTGATGGTTGTAGACTACAGCGCTATGCTCATGCTCAAACCAGCGGAGGTTAAAGTCTTCAGTGCATACGCCAAGTTGTACTGCAATGTTGCGGCTAAGATCGTCGCCTTCAGTGCGTCCTGTCTTGACCTGCCATAGCTCCAGCCAGTTGCCCTGCATGATGCGGACACAATCTGAGCCACCGATAAATCCTGTTCGTTTCATTTGATTCTCCAATGTTGTGAGGACTCCTATCCTCATAGGTAACTTACTGCGTATGCGCAGTGTCTGCAAGATAAGAATTGTATTGTTCGAAGTCTCCTTCCGTCAGATGATACTCATCAATTAATTTTTTCTTGTACGGGTCGCGCAGATATGACTCCGCAACAGGCCCTCCCTGACGTATGCGAGAGGCGTTCACCCTGTATGGGTCAAGGGAGAGGGTAGTTGTTGCTGTACGCTCCGCTCCGCGGCTCTGAGAGGCAACCCTGACCGCCTCGATAAACTCCTTCACTGATGGCAGCGTTCTTGTTCGCGCTGATTGAGTGACTTCTTTCGCTGTGGTGGCGACGAAGACACTCATCTGCGTGCGGTCCAGACCTGAAGGGATGTTGCGATTGATCGACTCGATCACATCCATAGCTACGATCTTGGGATCGAGGTCGCGGGGCATGTTGAAGCGAGTGAGGATGTCAGTCTTGAACCACTCCTTGAGGAAGCTGATGCGCTCATCATAATTCATTGAGCCATCCAATCGTCTTCTTCGTTTCTACTTTCTCTGACTCAAGGTCATCCTCCCAGCGCTCAGCATTCAGCCATGTTGATGGGTGAGGTATGTATTGTTTCTCAGTCCCCATCTCCTCGCAGTGCGTGGCATATGCGATTGCCCCTTGGACTATCTCATCACCGCTGCTGAACTTAACCGCTCGCTTGAATGCAGTACGTGCTGCACCCTTTCCAATGCGTCGAGGGTACGCTTTCCAGAAGGCTTGGAACATGGGGCTATCATTTGGATGTGCCATTTTGGCAGGTGAAGATGTATTACTAACTACCCTAGCTAACTCTAGCTTAGTTATATTACTTACTACTTCGTCTGCCATTTTGGCATTTCCATTTTCGTCTGACATATCTTCCTCCATCGAAGTGATTACATAGAAGTTAGGTTTGTTTGGTCGCCTCAAGACACGAAGAAACTCATTGGCTTCAAGCCAGTGTAGAGTTCTAGCTATAGTTCTAATGGGTATGAGCGTATCTTCAGACAGCTTTTGCTGAGAAGGAAAGCACTCACCTTCAGCATTTGAATAATTAGACAGTGCAATAAGCAGCACCTTTGCAGTGGCGTTTTGCATTGGCATTAGTGCCACATCTGTTATAAGGTCATAGTGTATCAAGTGGTTCTCCATCACTTACTTACCTCCCTTGAAACGCCGCGCTCCTACGCGGCGTTTCTTTTTTTATCATATGGGTATCATTCAGGCCACCGATCTTTGTCGTTGACCAAGTGATAGTGTCCGACACGCTTGCCATCACCAACATCTAGTCGGTCACAAGTTATGGGCCATCCGCTTTCTTTGAGATCATAGATTCGACCAGCCAATCGAAAGCATCCATACTCTCGCAGTGCTTCCATTGGTGTGATTGTTTTACCTGTCTTCAGGTGCGCTAGTATCTGTTGGTTCTGGTTCATGCTGGTTCTCCATCAGCTGTTCAAAGATGTCACCCTTGAAGATGACAATGGTTTGCGGCTCTCCATGACGCCGCTTGTAGATAGCAAAGTCTCTGCCATCCAATACTGTAAAGGGACTAGGGAAGTTTGACTTGTCGCGATACTTGATCTCGCCTACCAGTTCGTGTCCCATGAGTTCTGCTTTGATGTCGCCTCGATACTCTCCTCCCAACGCTCCACTGAGGGGCTGGCGTTTCGTTTTGATGCCGATCTTCGTGAGCCACTCCACGATTTTTCTTTCGTGATAGTATCCTTTAGACTTATTTTTGTTTGCCATATGTCCCTCTGATAGCAGTCAAGGCAGACGAACCAATGCTTCTGAGTGGTTCGCTCATGACCGTTCTTTAGTATTGCAACAAAGTTTGTGACCGTGAACTCGCATGAGTCACATAGAGCCACCCCTTTTTTTAACTTCGATCTCGTACCCAAGTGCGTCCAACCAACACATCAGAAAGAATCCAGAAGGGACTCGCTTGTGTGTTTCCCATTTATGGATCAACGATACAGTGCATCCGATGTTATGCGCCAGTGCTTCTTGGCTTAAACTTTGCTCTGATCTTGCGTGTATCAACTGATCCACCAGACTCTCGTAACTGTCTGGTATACTCACGGGCTTGTTGAAGTGCGTGAAGTTTTTCAAGTGCCTTCATTGCCTTCCTTGCTGTGCCGAAGCGCAACTCAGTAACACCTTTGATCGTGCGATAATAGGTTGAGGTGGGTACGCTTGCTGCTTTGAATGCTTTAAGTAAAGGGATGCCTGTCTCAGCAGACATCTCCTCTAGTAGCTGGAGATATGATTTCATTCCAGATTACTGCATCATCGCAGCGCTGCGGTCAAGTCCAGTTCAGTGTGCTGCCAATGGCTGCGTAACCTGCAATGTCTACCATCGTATCACGAGTAGCTTTCTTACCTTCAGGTACGCGAGCAACCTTCAGCAGCACCATCATAAGCGCTACATCTTGTGAGCTTATTGAATGGCCTAGATATGTACTCCAATAGTCGGCAATCTTTAGGAATGAATCTTCAGGTTTGCCGTACTCTTCCTGTCGCGCTCCGCTTACAATGCTCGATGCTTCTTCAAGTATATCAATCATCAGTCTCTTTCTCTCCTGATCCGCTGCATTCTGGGCAGACATCATACCTTACAGTAATGTCTCCGTATGGGTTAGAGAAAGAGGCTACATCGTAGACCTCGATCTCAACTTCACCTGTACCTGCACACTCAGCACAGTCAATAGTTTCAGTAAACGATCTCATCTTCCACCTCCTGTAGATATTCTGAATGGTTTTCTTCCCATGCTTTGACCGCACGTTGTATGAATTTATCCCTATTAAACCGTGGGTTAGTTGCTGCAAGTTCGTCAGCTAGAACCTGTAGGTGGGAGGGCCAAGCAACCATCGGGCCGATTATGTCGGCAATGAATGTGAGATGCTGACGTGTCATGCGGGGTGCTGCTTGTGTCATTAGAATACTCCTTCGAGTTCAAGGTTCTCAAACCTGTTGTGCTTCATTGCTTTGGCAATCGAGTCCTCACGATTTCGTCGTGCTACCTCTGGATTGCGCAGTTCTGAGGTGTGTGTCGCCCAGTAAGTCATGGAATTGTACAAAGCCCACTTGTTCTTACCGAGATCGCCACTCTCCGTTGCCCAGATACCAAGCAGGTTTTCGAGTTGCCTCTCGTTGGAC